GTAAAGTACTGAATGTCGGTTTCTGTGGCATCAAAAGTCATTGTTGATAATGAGTATGGAAAAAGATCCCTAAAGTTAACTTGAAATTTTGGCACTAAAGAACTTGCCAGAATTTGAAGTGTTCCATCAGAGTAAATATTTGCACCTCTCTGTGCATAATAAAAATCTGCAGTTACACTTTCTCTATCCAAATCTGAAAATTGTGAAAGTTTTTCTGGATATCCTAGACCTCTTATCCAGTTTTGAATTTCCATATAATTTTCCAAATTCTCATCAACCAGAAATCTTAAATTCAAATCACCAAAAACTATTTTATCTCCAGGAATATCAATATCCTTTAGATATGTTGATTGATTGGCAATACCTAAGTTTAGATCTGGAATATTTGCCTGATTGCAAAAGAATGATACCTTTGGGGTTCTTGTTAATGTAAATTTAAATCCAGTTGGTGATAGAAAATTTCTATTTTCTATCTGACTATTTCTTGCCATATTTTTTTAAATATTTAGATAACTCTTTCCCATCTACTAGAAGGTCTATTATATTTTATAGATCTACTTATGCTACTTTCTAACACTCCAGTATCCGTTCTTGCTTCTTTCATAGAAGAATAAACCTTTCCAGTTTTTTTATCTCTAACTGGTACAATTCTTGATTGTCTTGTTGCTTCTTTAACGTGCTCTGGGCATAAGCGACCGAGAGTTCCTCCATCCCCACCTAAAGTAGCATTGTAATGTGGTTTTAATTTATCTATCCAATAAATTTCTCTTTCTCCATTATTATTCTCATTAGTTTCTTCTATAATTTCCCATATAAAATTATCTCGCCCATATTTACGCAAAGCATTTGGAAACGGTGCATTGGTATTTTTATTAGTAGCATACCACCAATGTTTATATTCTCTATTTTCAATAGGACCTTTACATCTACCAACATAAAATTTATTATTGATTTTATTAGTTGATTTGTAAATATAAAACATATCACGGAAGTTTTTAACTGTAATATTTATAAAAAAAGAGGACCTTTTTGAGGTCCTCCAAGTAATCTCATGAGAGATTTACATGAGATTTTTGACCGCGACGCGACGGTAGTAGCGGTTGGCGTTAAGGTTGAGTCCACCGAGACCCTGGTTGGTTCCTTCAGCAAATGGGTTAGCAACAAGACCATAACGAGTCTTGAAGCCAATCTTGGGCTGGAAGGTTTGCTCACCAACAGCACGAACCATCTGGAGAGGAACGTATGGGCAATAGAACAGACCAGCATCATAAGGTGAAGAACCCTTATAACCAACAACGTAGTACTGGTTACCAGGAGTACCGTTTGATGAAGTGAGGTTAGCCGAATAAGGATCGATATAAACGCGATACTTACCCTGCAGAACACCAGCAAAGGTGTTACCAGTGTCATCAACGTTGAGGTTAGCGTTGAGTGCTGGGGTGTAATCCAGAACACCAGCCATAGTTAGGGCGGAAGCAACGTCTGCTGAGCAGAGGATGATGTTACCCTTTCCACGACGAGTTCTCTGAGCGATTGCGTTGGCATCACGCTCAATCTGGAACAGAAGACCCTTGAACTTCTCAACTGACCAACGACCGTTGGAGTCAACATCGAGGTCAAAGATACCTGGGGTAGCAACGTTCTGTACAGCGCCTTGTTCAGCAACCTTGTAGATGGTTCTGATAACTTCGCGGTTGATCTCAGCAAGAATCTCAGTTGAGAGAATATTTGCGAGTTCCGCTTCAGCATTCAGACCGTGAATTGCCTTCAGGTCTTGAGCAAGCTCAAGGCTGTATTCTGCCTTCAGAGCACGGCTCTTAGCAGTAACGGTGACCTTCTCGATTGAGAATGCCATCTCGTTGAAGTAGTTACCAACAGCATCGCCAAGTGATTCAGCGTTGCCAGTTGACATACCCTGACCAACGTTATATGGTGAGGGTTCTGTGGTTGCAGTTCCAACAGGGTTTAGAACTGAAGGATTGGTGCCAGTCTGTGAAGTAGTACCGAAACCGACCTTAGCATCAGAGAAACCTGCTGAAAGGTTACGGCTATCATTCTGACCAGACCATGCAGTATCTGCTTCGTTGAAGAATGCTTCGGTGCCGCTTTGATTTGCATAGCGAGAACGCATTGCAAAGATAAGTCCAGTAGGACCACTCATTGGTTGAACGCCAGCCAGGTCATATGCGACCAGGTTGGGCATTGAACGGCGGATGAGTGAGATTAGAACTGGATCGAAACCTGCAACAGGACCACCGGGGGTTGAACTGCCACTGAAACCGCCGGTTCCAGCTGAGTTGGTTGGTGATGCTTCAGAGAGGAATGAACCTGAATGTGCGAAAGCACTTTCTTCTCTGAGGAATTTTTCTTGGTTTTCTAGCAGGACTGCGGTTACCGCTCTACGGTGAGAATCTTTGATTGAATCAAGACCCTCATAGTTGAGGACAGGTGCCCACTTTTCCTGCAGATGCTCGGAATGGAACATTTGCGTTTACCTTTGTTGTGTGGATGTTTTTGTTTGAATTATATTAAATTCAATTATTTGCTAAATGATGAAAGAGTTCTTAGGTAGGCAGACATTGTACCTGAGATTGACTCTGGTGAACTATCTACACCTTCAGACAGTGTTTCAGTTTTAGCAGAAGGAGATACTGTTCTTGAAGGGAAATATGATTCCTTCAAAGTCTCCAGTTTTTCACGATATTCTTCTTCACTTTCAAACTCAACACTTTCGGCAAGTGAAGCGAGCTTGTCTTTCTGAGTGTCTGCTAGACCCTCAGCGACTTGTTCAAAGATTCCGTCAGCAACCGACTCTGCGAGACGCTTGTTTAGGGAAACGTTCTTCTCAATTTGCTCGTTGAGTTTTGTCTCCATTTCATCAAGTTTTTCTACCATACTCTCTAATACATCATATTTTTCTTCAGGGATTGATACATAATGTTCTTCAAAAAGTCCTTTCAGACCGGTCATAAAGGATTCGGATAACTCCTCCTTCAGACCACCTTCAATAGCAAGTGAGTTCTCATTGAACCACTCATCAGCAACGTATTCGAGGTAAGAATCAACACGCTCACTTAGAGCTTCTTTGATTTCAGTAACCTCTTCAAAAAGTCTCTCTTCATAATGCTCTTCAAGAGACTCTTTAATCTGATTTACTTTTGAAGTAATAGCAGCTTCAAAAATAGTTTTTGCTCTTTCTTTAAACTCTTCGGAGAGTTCTTCACCTTCGATTAGGGCATTGACATCTTCTTCGATATCAAACTCTTCTTTCATTTCATCTTCATCTTCATCTTCCTCATCTTTCTTCTTACCCTTTTTCGCACTACCCTCTTCTTCTTCTTCGTCTTCTTCCTCTTCGTCTTCGTCTTCTTCAGCAGCTTCTAAGAGTTCTTCGTCTTCATCATATTCAAACTCTTCCTCTTCTTTCATACCCTTCATTGCCTCAGCAGGCTTAGCACCCTTATTTACAACATCCTTAACTTGCTTTAGAGTTGCACCTGGGGTTTTTAGTTTTGCTGAATCATTGTCAGGCTTATAATTTTCTGGTGTAGGACCACCTAAATCTTCCCAAGAACCAGATTGTCCATCTGGAAGATTACCAGATAGTTTTGGCATTGCTTCTGCTGCCTTTGCACCGGCATTAACAGCTGTCTTGGATTGCTTAGTGCCTACTTCCATTTCTTGTAAATTGTTACCACGAGACATTTGAACTCTCCGATTTTCCTGTATGAAATCTATATTTATTTATAAATTAATAAATTACAATGAATTAAGGAACTCATTGAATAATGATAGTTTATATTCTTCTAGAATATGCTCATCAACAAGTGTGTTGATTTTTCTTCTTGCATTTTCTGCTGCTTTTTCACGAAGCATTCCGCCATCCCAAACCCACTCTTTTCCTTCCATAATTCCTTGAACAAAAGCATCGGGGGCGGATGGATCTGCAACAATATCAGCAGCAGTTGCAAGCATAAAATCTTCACCAACTTCAGTGAATCCCTCTTTGGTTGGTCTAACAGAACCAATACCACGAGAAGAAACGCCGAGAGTAACTCCTTCCTTTAGAAGAGATTCTGCAATCTTTCCCATTGGAGTGGAAAGAATTTGTGCCTTTCCGATGAAGTTATTTCCTTCACGTTGCAAAGAAACGATCTTATGAGAAACTCTATCCAGGTTTACTGTTGGTCCATCTGGATGTCCGAGTTCGCCAAGAGCACGACCTTTATCAACATATTGCTCAGTGTAACGCTTTACTTCGCGTTCCATAACTGGCATACGATACATTCTGCCGTTACGGTTTACTACTTCAGTCTGAAGAAATGGTCCTTGAATATAAAGTGTTTTTTTACCGTTAACTGTTTCGGTAATAACTTGTACTGATTCGATTTCTTCGGTAATGAGTTTCATTTTTATTAATTGGTAAGTCCTACTTTTGCTGCTTTAATTGCTGATGATGTCCAAATAACATCTGATGGATATTTTTCTAAAAATTCAACAGAATTTGCTGGCATTGTAAAGTAGTTTGTAGTTGCTGCACCAACTAGAGTCGAAACGCCAACAGTAATAATTCCACCGGTATTATTATGAAGACGAACGCAAGTAGCACTTGTGATGCTAGAGGCTGTGCCTGGAGTAGTTGCAGTTGATACTTCAGTTTCAATTATTTTAGTTCTTTGCATTGGTATAATAAAGACTTTATTAGTTATTTATTATTTAACAAAATTACCTACTAATTTCTTCCCAGTCCATAGAAGCAAAAACATCAGCACCAGCAGTATCACTAGCACAAACGAGTGTTAGTTCATAAGGTGTTTCAGTAAATGAATTTCTCTCTAATTGAAATTTAAATAATGCTTCTTTAAGAATATCAACTGTTGGTGTCGTTTGGTT